TCCGCTGCTCTGTACCGGCCGTCGTATTGGCCACAATCATACAGGTCATAGTACACAGGTTTTGATGCCACGTACAATCACTCCCTTCGGCGGCTCCCGCATCTCCGGAACCGGGCACAGGCTGGTGTACATGTAGGCCGGCGCCGTCCGGATGCGCTCCTTGATGGCCTCGTCGGCCTGGGCGGCCAGGGCCTTGCTGCGGTCGATGCGGCTGACCTTGGACTGCTTACTGTCTTTCTTTCTCATGCCTGCCTCCTAATCATCCGCATTAATCAATATCTCTTTCTCTAAATCTCCACCAGCGTTCAGGATGTCCACCACAGTGGCTATAGCCATAGGCCTGTACTTTTTCTTTGGATACTGTTGGAATATCCCGCCATCAGAGTTATACCCGTAGATATCATAATACTTGTTAGCAAGACGCTTATCCATCGGAATGGAACTGTTAGTCAGTTTCACCTTAACACCATCGGGGTATGTAAATATAATCTTCCACATGATTTAATCTCCCTTCGTAGCACAAATTTCAGTTTTGGTGCACAATCATGCACCTATTTTATAGGTTGCTCCCAGAGCTTTGAGCACCTTATCGGCCACCTCCACACTCATATCCCTACCCTGCTCCCAATAGATAAGGGAGCGCTTAGACACTCCGGCGGCCTTCGCCAGCTTTGCATGGGATAGGCCCTGCTGTTCACGCTGCTCTTTTAAATACTCTCCGACCTTCATATGTACACGCTCCTTTCTATGTTCTATTTGTTCTCTCACAACTACCACAAATTTTAATATTGTTTAATTGCCTGACCACACCATTTACAATACCCTGCAAACAAATCTGTATCTCTCAACCCGCTACCACATTCAGGACATTCATATTTTTCACCCATTGCCCCATAAATTCTAGGAGTTTCTTTGGGTATCTGCTTTCCCAGTGCCTCATACGCTGCTTCTAAGGCTTCATACTGTTCCGTTGTAGGTGTTCCTTTGTACATACGCTTAATAATATCAATAGCCTCTTCTGGTTTCATGTTCCTTTCCTCCCTCAAGTGCGGATTCAAATATCCCTCCAAATGTTAATACTGCTGATATCAGCTTAGTCTCAAAGAACAGTACTCAAATCCAGTTCAATACCTTCCATCACTGCTCTGGCTTCAAGGACCGCGATATAATCTGTCATTGCTTTTACCTGCATATTGTATGTGCTTCTAGGGCAAGTAGGAACAAACCCAAGGTCTATTCCCCTGTCCCATTTATAGAGCATACTTGTCAGCCCTCTGTATCTGATAACTAGCTGCTGATACTCTGCAATAAATCTCTCTTTGTAATCTGCACTGTTCATTCCGTTTACAGTATCTACTAATTTCATCATATCTTCCTTTCTGGCACTCAGCGGCCAAATTTTAATATTCTAAATGTCCCCACCGCTCCTTACCTGCCGGGACATCCCCGCGAACATAATCTTTGCATTCCTTGCGGTTATTGGCACACATATAGCACTGATTTGCTATACAAAAGCAATGGTCTCCTTGAATATCTATGTCGTATGCATTTTTGCAAGTATTGCAATTATCTACCTCTGAAAATTTCACTTCTATTCCTCCACCAAATAACGATTTATGATAACAACTTATCCACATCCTTCAGTATGCCTTCATACCGTTCGGCCAGCTTTTGGTGTTCGCCCATCTCTCTTTTATACCGAACGGTCTTTGCCTTGCAGCGGCTTACGTCCTTCTTTGCATTGGTCAGCTTTTCCTTGTCTCTGGTGTACACGGCATAACAGGGGCTCTGCATCCGCTCATACATCTCCTGCAGTTCTGACAGCTCCGTACGGCAGTCCACATACTTCTTCGCAAAGGCTTTAGCCCGGTCTGTCTCATCCTGCCTTCTGCCCGTGAGCCATTCCCTAATCTCTCTGGCGTTCTCCTCATCCGGCCAGGAAGCGCTTACCCACTTAAGCATTTTACGTATCTGTGGCCTTCTGGCCTCCTGGAAGAAAGTCTCTAAGTTTATCTCCATCCTTCCATTTGGGATGTTGAATCTAATTACCATCCTTTATTCTCCTTATCCTCGCCTTAAGGGACTCCATAAGGCCATCCTGGGTCTCGTCCTTTACCCACAGCTTCTTTACCACATCCTCGTCCACCGTGCCCTTCGTTATCAAGCGGTGTATGATGACAGCTTCCGTCTGCCCCTGACGATGCAGCCTGGCATTGGCCTGCAGGTACAGCTCCAGGCTGGGGTTCAGTCCAAACCATACGATGATATGCCCACCTGCCTGTATGTTCAGCCCATGCCCCATGCTGGCCGGCTGGGCCAGAAGCAGCGAAATCCTTCCTTCGTTCCAGTCGCGGATATCCTGTTGTGATTTAAGGGTCCTGGGATTGTAGCCCTTGAACCTTCCCATCAACCGGTCATAATCATGGCGGAAGTTGTAGAACACCAGGACCGGATGGCCTCCGGATGCTTCCAAGATTTCCGCAAGTGCATCCAGTTTTCTGTCATGAAGGGGGATGACATTCCCTTCACCGTCATAGGCTGCCCCATTGGCCAGCTGCAGAAGTTTCCCCCATACAGCCGCCGCGGACAGGGCTGTGATTTCCTTACCATCAAGCTCCAGAAGCTTCTCTTTTTCCAGCTCCCTGTACTTCCGCATCTCATGCATGTCCATGCTGACGTATACGTCATTGACAATCTGTGCCGGCAAGTTTAAGTAATCATCAGCCTTCATGGATATGCAGATGTCAGACAGTTTCTGCTCTATGGCCTCCTTAGCACCTTCCTTTGGTGTCCAGGAATATACCACGAACCCGTTCCTCCTGTCCGGAAGAAAATACCGGTCTTTATATCCGGTGTATGTCTTTCCCAGCCGCTCCCCCCGGTCAATCAGGTACACCTGGGGCCACAGGTCCAGCAGGCCGTTGGGCGCCGGTGTCCCTGTCAGCCCCACAAACCGTCTTGCCAGGGGACGTACTATACGCAGGCTCTTGAACCGCTTCGCACTGTTGGACTTAAACGATGACAGCTCATCCACCACAATCATCTCGAACGGCCATTCTTTCCCCGTAAGGTTCACTAACCAAGTTACATTTTCACGGTTTATGACATAAATGTCCGCATCTGCTTCCAGTGCTGCTATTCTTTCACCGGATGTTCCAAGGACCTTTGACACCCTTAGGTGCTTCAGGTGGTCCCACTTATCGGCCTCCGTGGTCCATGTGTCATCCGCCACCCTGTAAGGTGCTATCACCAAAACTTTCTGTACCTCAAACCGGTCATATATCAGTTCGTTAATAGCCGTCAGAGTGCTCACTGTCTTACCAAGTCCCATCTCCATAAAGAGTGCACATGCCGGCAGCTCTATGATTTTTTCAGTTGCATATTTCTGGTATTCGTGCGGTATGTACTGCATTCTTCATTTCTCCTACATAGGTTCTTGCATCGTCCATCCCTTTCACCAGCCGGTAGTTGCACCCCAGGCTGATAAGGCGCTCTCTTTGCCACTTCTGGATTTTGGCTACACGGCCCATCTGCTGCTTCAGTTCCACGAACCACACCCTTCCATCTGGCAGAATATAAATGCGGTCTGGCACGCCTGGGTTTCCGGGAGACACAAACTTGAATGCCAGGCCTCCCATCTTCTCAATCTGTTTATTCAGCCAATCTTCTATGTCCTTTTCCAGCATTTCTATCTCGCTCCTTCCTGGACAACTGGACATCTCGCACGCGTATGACGTGTGTAAACGCGGTTTCGCGTGTAATTACTCTTTATTCTTTAATTTAACAGCTCTATAGAGAAAAGTTGTCCAGTTGTCCCAAATTGCTGTTTTTTCCTGTATTTACAAGGCTTTCAAACTGGACAACCTCCGGGACAACTTCAAAATAAGGTTGTCCAGTTGTCCACCTTGCCTTCACCGAGGTTGTCCCGATTCTTGAGGTTGTCCAGGGGGGTTGTCCAAGGTTGTCCAAGGGATTTCAACGCTAAATTGTCCTTTTATACCCTCTCTGTCTCCCGTATTCAGCCCCTGTATTTATCCTGTCTCCTGACGATTCCCAGTTTGGAAACTTCGCCAGTATCTTCTTTATCATATAGGTGTCTTTTGCCTCCATGTTCTTAAGGCTGTTTCCAAAGCACTCACACCATATCTCCTGACAGCTGACAAAGTCCCTTCGCAGGACCGCCTCCGGTTCCGGGCACTCGGTCCCATATAGGAAGTCCCGACGTTTATCCAGGTTCCGGCTGTACCAGTCTTCTGGAAGAAGTGTATCAAGATACATCCGCACCTTCTCCTCACGCGGATCTGTCATCATGGCTTCTTTCTGCTGTTTCACCGCTTCCTCCGCAGCGCCGCC